CAAAGGTAAATGGGGAGAGCGGGGCACTGTGGTCGAGATCAATGCGGACAATTTGCCGTGGGCGCTGATAAGCCTCCTCGTGGCGGCACTCCTCGCGGTCTTCTACGCGATGCTGCGCGGGGCCATCTTGCCGCGCTCGGTGGCCGACCAGCTGCGCGAGAGTGAAGGGAAGCGGGCCGAGGTAGCCGAGGCCGGGGTGCAGGCCAATACTAAGAGCGTCGAATCCCTGGTGGACTCGGTGGCAAAACTGATGGTGCTTGCGGAGGGCCAGGAGCGGGTGCTTGCGGCCCTGCATGATCGGATTGCCCGGGGGAATAATCCAAGGCGGGGTGGTCCTTCGTGAGCTGGCGGCCGTGGCGCAAGAAGCTTCAGCAGTCCGAGGAGGCGGTGCGGGCGGCCGAGTGCCTGCGCGACGCCGCGCAGCGGCAGCAGGAGCGTGCGGAAGCTCTGGGCCCCCGGGTGGACGCGGTGTCGACGTCGCTGCGGCGCATGCGGTCGGATCCCCTGATAGACGCCATCCTCAATCGTTTTTGATCTTTATGGTCAACGGCGCGGCGGGGTCGATGGCGTACCGTGGGCGCAGACACCACTGAAGGAGGAGGAGGTGGCAGTGGCTGGCTGGGTTCTCATCGCCTGCCTCAAGCAGTTGTTCGCCGAGTTCGATCGGATCGCCCCGTCGCGTGATCGTGCCTCGGATGGCAGCGTCGGCGACCTCGCGCATCAGCAAGAGGTTTCCGACCACAATCCTGACGAGACCGGTAGCGTGCCGATCCACGACGCGGACAAGATCAACGAGGTCCATGCGATCGACGTCGACAACGATCTGCGTGAGTCCGACCTGACCATGGAAAAGGTCGTGCAGTTCCTGCTCGCGCGCTGCCGCTCGGGCGCCGAGAAGCGGCTGCGCTACATCATCTACAACCGGCGGATCTGGTCCGCGTCGTCCGGGTGGGTGCAGAAGCCCTACACCGGCGCCAGCGCGCACACCGAGCACGCCCACTTCTCCGCTTCCTACGACTCCGCACGCGAGGCCTCGACTGCCTCATGGCACCTGGAGGAGATTCCTGTGGCCCTCACTTCGGCAGACAAGGCCTGGATCCAGGCCGACAGCGACCGGGCCGCCAACGCGGCCGTCACGAAGATCCTCGCCGGGCTCGGTAGCCCGATCGAGCTCGGCGACAAGATCGGCGACCTCGCCAACCCGAGCCGCACCGTCGGTGACGTCCTGCGCGACGCCGCCAAGTTGCGCGGCTACCTCGTCGGCGACACCAAGGACACCGCCAACGCGGCCATCCCGGCGGGCGCCCCTGTCGTCCGTCAGACCGCCGCCGCCGATGCGGCCCTGGCGTCGAAGGCGTAGCCGATGAGCCAGTTCAAGACCGCGCCCGTTGCCACGCTCATCACGACCATGACCGCGCTGCTCGCTGTCGCCATCTACCTCCAGTCCACCGGCCTGGTCGTCGGCCAGGGTGCCGTGTGGCTCACCACGGGCATCGGGGTGCTTCAGGTGCTGCTCGGCCTGTACGCACGCTCCAAGGTCACTCCGGTGGCGAACCCGAAGAACGACATCGGCCAGTCGCTGGTCCCGGCGAAGGAGAACTTCCGCCGGTGACCAGCCCGACCGAGCAGCGGATGCCGACGCCGAACGGTGCGCCGTCGGTGCAGGGCATGGTGATTGCCGACCTGGAGACCCGTCTTCAGGTCGGTATCCAGCGGTACGGCACTCCTCTCCAGCCGAACAACGGCCGGGATGCCTTGCGTGACCTGTATGAGGAGCTGCTGGACGCCGCCTGCTATGCCCGCCAGTGCATCGCCGAGCGGGACCAGGCTGCCGCTCTCGCTCGATCCAAGATCGAAAACGATGAGGAGTAGCACCGTGAACACACCGCCCACCGTCAACCGCCAGGTCCACTACGTGTCGGCCGGTAGCGCCGACGGCAAGTACCCGAGCATCTGTCGTGCCGCCACCATCACCGAAGTTCAGGCTAGCGATGTTGTCGGCCTGATGGTCGTCAACCCGACCGGCATCCACTTCCGGCCGCTGGCCGAGGGGGGCGCCGCGCTGGACGAATCGGACAACCCGGCGCCGTACACGTGGCACTGGCCCGAGAGAGTCTGACAACGCAGCAGGCCCGCCCTCCCCAGGGGGAAGGCGGGCCTGTTCCGGACCTGCGTCTCCTCAGGATCGGCGACCTTCTGCGGTCCTCGAACCCTCGCGTCGCCCAGGCCGCCCGCCGCGCTCAGGAACAATGCGTGTGGTCAGCAGAGAGCTTCACGGCCTTCGGTAACACGCCCTAGGCCATACTGGGGGCGGACTGAAGCTCAAGCAGGGGGAGTCGGGATGGCGGGCCGCACGGCGACGAGCGTCACCAGCGTGAACCGGACCGCCTTGACGGCGCTCCCTCAGCCGTCGGTGGCGGGGGATGCGGGCAACGGCAACGTCAGCCCGAACGACGGGGCAACGTTCTTCGCCATCTACAACGCGGACGCGGGTGGCACCTACGATTTCTCGGTTGAGCTGGCCGCCGGGGTGGACGGACTGTCGGCGGGCGCGACGCGGGTCTACACGATCCCCGCGTCGGGTTCCGGGGTGCAGGTCGTGGGGCCGTTCCCGATCCAGTTCTACGGCTCGCGGCTGCTGTGGAACGTCACCTCGACGAACCTAAAGGTCGCGCTCTATTCGCTGCTCGGGCCATAGACGTTTTCGATCTTGCGTTCCCGGATTCCGGCCTGGCTCGCGCACTCGCCCTTGCAGATGTCCCACCGGTTCCCGTCGGCGTCTTCCGCGCACTGCTCGGGGGTGAGCCCGGCGTGGCAGATCTCGCACATGAGCCCGAATTGTGGGTGGTCGACGGTCATGCCACGTAGGTGAGCCGGTAGTCGGGTTGAATGTTCAAGTCATCGGCCCACCGGTAGCCGCCGTCCTCTGTCAGGTACCACCAGCCGCGCCCGTTGACGGTGTGGATCAGCGCGGGAACGGTGCGGGGGTCGACCCCCGCACGTCGCTCGACCACCCAGCCGATGCCGATGCATCCGGTCGCGTCGGCCAGGGTCGAGTCGTGGCAGACGCGACACAGCATGAGCAGGTTGCGCACGTCGTTCGAGGTGTCGTGCGCGGCCCGATGGACGCCGCCCGAGCCGCGCGTCATCCGGTGGTGGGGGTCCAGGCTCCCGGAAAGACCGCAGCCCTCGCACCGGCCGTATGAGCGGGCCTGCGCGAGGGCTTTGGCCGCCTCGAAGGCGGTCACGATTCCCGCCTGGCGTACGGGACGGTCCTGCCGGTCACCCGGCATGCCCAGCCGCGCGGCTGGGCATGCATGGGTCGCTCGCAGCAGTCGGGGCAGCGCCTTCCGCTCCCGGTCCCGCCGGGAGCGTCCTCGGGGTAGTGGTGATGGGCCCACGGCTCGATGCCGTAGATGTCCATGAACGCCTTCGTGCTGGAGTAGATCTGCGCCGCCCGCGTCGAGTGCGCCTTGTTCCCGCTTCTCATGAGCTCGCGCAGCCCGTCCCACCATGCCCCGGGGTCTTGGACGTAGAGCGGCGGCGCGTCGTCGGCTATCCCCTTGCTGCTGCCGTCTACGGCCGCCCATCGCCAGTCGGCGGGGCCTGCGGCCGTGGCGTGCATGGGGGTTCCGCAGAACCGGCAGGGTCGTCCGGGCTGTGGCCAGGGGCTGAAGCCGTCGTGCGGTACCGGCGTACAGGGCTTCGCGGCGACCGTCCGGCGCGCGGCCATCAGTTGATCCCGACCAGCTCGCGGTAGCCCTGCATGCTGGGCGCGTAGCCCATGCCGTCGTCGCGGACGACGGTGGCCTCCGGGTCGCGTCCGGCCTTCTTGACGGCTCGCCGCCGCTGCCGGGGGGTCAGGGGGCGGATGCCGTCCTGGGTGTAGATGTTGATGCGCCTCTGGGTGTTCATCCTGCATCTCCTCCTGTGTATGCCCCCAGCATACACCACAGGTGTCAGCAGGGGCAGTGCTTGGTCTTGCTGTGCTCCGGGTTCGGCCAGTGGCCGGTCGCCCGTTTCTCCAGGTTGGCGCAGTGGCCGTCCAACTTGTTGCCCTGGAGGTACTTCCCGAGGTGTTCCTTGCAGCGGCAGAACGCGCAGGGCTGCGCCCACCGGATCTTCGCCGCGCCTTCACCGGTGGTCCAGTAGGCGTCCAGGCGCCCGGCAGCCGCCGCACCTTTCGGGGTGACGGCGGCTGCCAGGGCGTACCCGACGTCGCGGGCGAGCTGGGCAAGCTTCATGGCGACCAGGATAGGCCCTCTACAGCCCCGCGCCGTTCACCCCGTGCACGGCCTGCGCATGGGTGAAGCCCTCGTATTCGAGCTGGCCGATCAGGCTCTTGCGGGAGAAGTGGCTGCTCTCCAGGTAGCCCTTCGCGGCGCCGACGGCCTGGGCGTTCCAGTCGACCTTCAGGGAGTCGACGGCGGCCGTGGCAACCTTCTTCGAGTAGCCCTCGTATTCGAGCTGGCCGATCAGGCTCTTGCGGGAGAAGGACTGGTAGTTCAGGTAGTCGGTGGCCGTGCCGATGGCGTTGCGCTCCTCCGCGCTGACCTTCTTGGCGCTGGTTGCGGCAGCCTCGGTCGGCGTGGCGGGCCTGGTCGTCGGTGCCGTGGCTGCGGGCTCGGTCGTGACGGCCGTGGTCGTGGGGGCGTCCGGCCGGGACGGCGTGCCGCCGCTGGCGATGAGCATGCCCGCCACGGCGGCGGTGCACAGGACGCTGACGGTCTT